AAGCAGATGGGGCAGACAAAAGCCTGCTATGAAACAAAAGACGGCAAGATGATGGTTGATGAGGACGCACCAAAGAAATCCATAACAGACGGGATGGTGAAGTGCTTGTCAATGCTTGGCTTTGCTGGCGATATTTTCAGCGGCATGTGGGATGACAGCAAGTATCAGGACGAGCTTAAAGAGGCATCTAAAAGCCAGGTCACAAAAGAAGCCGATGCAATGTTTGAGGCGGCACTAGCAGCAATCAAAACAGCGCCGGATGTTGAATCGCTCAAGAATCATTTTATTGCAGCTAAATCACTGTGCAGCAATACGCTGGAATTGAAGTCAGTGGAAACAGCAAAAGACAAACGTAAACAGGAGCTAGGTGTATGAATCTGTACCAACTAACAGCACAAGATCAGGAATTGTACGACCTACTTTCAGGTGATGAAGAAATCCCTGAAGAGCAGCTATACGAAATCCTGCAATCCTCAGAGGATGCAATACACGTCAAAGCCGCCCGTGTGGTAGCGATGATTAAGACATTCAAAGCCGACAGCCAAGCGCATGGCGATATTGCAGCGCACCACGCTAAGAAGTCCAAGACAGCAGACAATGCAGCGGGGCGCTTATCCGATTACCTGCTTATGTGCATGGAAAAGGTCGGCATGGATAAAGTAGGCACGCTAGAACACTGTGCCAAGATTCCCAAGCCCCGCGCCTCATTGCAGCTTGATGGTGACTGTGCCGTCCCTGACCAATACAAGACAATCAAAGAGGTGGTGACCATCGACAAGAAAACACTGAAGGACGATATTTTATCAGGCAGTCTCTCGCTATTAGGCGCTGAAATTGTTTACCGCAAAACATTGAAAATAGAGTGAGCCAACCATGAGAGTAGTCATAGAAAAAAGTCAGTCAGGAAAAACATTCGGCATTGCGTTAATGGATGCCGATGATAAGCCCTATCTAGTGGTGAAAAACTGCAAGATAGCCAAGCGAGCAGACGGCAACGAGTTTGTATCACCTCCTAGCTCAAAGCTAGATGACGGCAAGTGGTTGAACCATGCGTATATTTCGGCTGACTTGCAGGAAACGGTATTGGCAACGCTTAACGCTATGGAATTAACGAAAGAGGCTGCAAACCAAGCGCCACCACAACCACAACCAGAAGCCGATAAATTTGATGACGATATTCCATTTTGAGGACTGACCAATGCTGCAATGCCAACCTGATATAAAACTATGCACCAAGACACGCCACGGCGATGTACCACACATGCTCGCTACTGTGAACGGATACGAGCTATCAATGCCGGTACGCATGACTGTAGACGCTTACGGATGCCCGCAGCCCGAGGTAGATGAGCATGGCTATGTTTTTGCGCTGCCAGCCGGACGCAAGATTAACTTGAACGGGGATATAACATGAAAAACTTGATACTGGATATTTACACTAGCATGATTTACTTGATGATGATTATAGTCATTGCTGCCGCCTCGGTTGCAGGCGGGAACCTCCACGGGGGTTTTGGAATGGCGCTAGGCTTTGGCGCGGCTCTGATATTCAACGCGCTATTCTTTGGATTCCTGCTATTGTTTATTGATATGCGCGAGAATCTGAAAGCTATCCGCGAGTCTCTGGATAAGTAAACTAATTGGACAAATGGGCAAGGATGCCTTACCCCTGATAAAATACCATCCCACCTATACCAATAATCTTTATCCCAACCGCCGCGCTATCCTTCAAGGCTTGCGCGGTTTGCTGTGTGATAAAACGTCTTCCATTTGCATCAATTAGTACCATCATCAGCCAATCACCCACGTATCAGAGCCGGTATAGTAAGCGGTAACAATCTGGTTTGTTGTCAGTGTTGTTACGCCAATTAAAACCACGTCAGTAGCCGCATGGATAGTCACACCACCCGCACCGCCTGAGCGTATTAGAATCTTGCAATCTTCAGACCAATTCACCTCAGCAGATCGCGGAATGATGAATGTACTAGCCCCCGCATTGTTCATAGAAACGATTTTGCCTTTTGATGACAATTCCGCCGTGTATGAAGTTGTTGCCACCGCCGCGTATCCGTTGTGCTTGCCAGCCGCTTTGCTTGCATAAGTCTGCCCCGCAGAAATAGCAGCAACGCCGTAAAGGTAGGTTAATTCCGCTGTTTCTTCACCCGCTAGAATGACAGCAGTAGTGCCGCCCGATTCTGATATAACCTCGACATTTGAGGCGCTATAAAGCAGCGAAAATACCTGTGAAACACCGCAAATACCGTCAGCCGTGGTCGGTACTGTAATGGCTCGCTGTGTTGTTCCACTGTTAACAATTATCTTTGCGCCTGCTATTGCCTCGTCTTGTGTCAAAGTGTAATCAGCATCGGCAATATCAATAATCACGTATGACCGTAATTGTTGGCTTATCTGCAAGTGGAATCCGTACTCTTGATCGGTTTGCCACAAGCCATTTTCACGATAGGTAACATAGCCATCCTCATCCTCTACGTAGCAATGCCAACCGACTTTTGGCGTGTAGTATTCCCACGCTCCACCGACCCGCACGACCACGCTGAAGTTTGAGCCAGCAATGTACCTATCCCCGTTTGTCGGTGAGACAGGCAGCGTTACAGAACGGCTCTTGACCGATAGCATCACTAGCGCGTCAACCGCTTTGAGGTTTGTATCCATCTCGGTTTTATAATACGTACCGAGCGCCCAATTGTTTATAATGCCGATGTTAGGCAATGTGTCAGCCATTAGAATCCCCCATAATATTCGCCATAACTATAGCCATAATCGGCTCGATCAAATGTAAAATCATGATTCTGATGCGCGGATAATCCCGACCTGCTAGTTGTCAGTGTTACCCGAATGGCATTATTGAGCCGACCCAATCCGCAATCTGCCAACTCATCCGACCATGTGTAAGTCACGCCGGTTAATCCCGAAACAGTGCGCCGTAAAGTATTGGTCTCGTCGTAGAATTTTATCTCATATTCGACAGACGTTTCAGGCCCGATACTCCCTGCTGCCTCGTCGTACAAATCGCCCGTTTGTATTGTACGGTCTCTGTGAACCCACGTAATAGTGATGCCTGATGCCGTCATGACCGCGACAGGATACGCGCCGGTATTAACCCGCAGCTTTCCTGCCGGATAGGGTTTGTTGGCTCTCTGGTCAAGCGTGAACGGCACAGCAGTTACATCGCCAATTTCTATAGAGCTTGTCGTGTTGCGCGGCAATAGCTTAACGTCTACCACGTCGCCATCGTCGTACTCATCCGTCGCAACCCCATAGCCACCATTGACGCTGAAGAAATACGCCTTCGTGCCGTCTGCGTGCGTAGCTGCAACCGTATCCGCACAGCCACGACCTACCACCATCTCACCCGTCAGATAGTCAAAGCTCACGACTTTGATTATCTCGTTGTCAAGGTAGAAATAGCTGCCAACAGCCAAGCCGGTGAAGTCGTAGCTTGTGAATACAAAGTCAGTCTGTGCTTGTGTCACTGCACCGCTTAACAAACCGGACGTGCTGAAGTAGCCTTGCCTTTGCATCGCAACGTAATCAGCAGCCCCCATGCGCTGCCAAACAGCGTATGAAATATCTGTCTGCGTTTCCTTTGTGGCTATCGTCAGTATCTCGCCCTGTGTCGCTGTAGCCTCTGAAGGTATGCCGCCTAGCTTGTCGAAGTAAAAGAAATAAGGTACTTCAGTCACTTTGACATCGGTCAACACTTCAGCGGGTAGGCTTATGTCTTCCCAATAAGAATCACCATTTGAGCCTGTGTAAACGGTCTCGCCATAGCTGAAAATGTCTTCTACCAATTCGGCTTTGATGTGATTGCTCTTTGCTGTGCCGTAGGACATTTTGAAAATACGCAACGGCATATCAACAATGCCTAGCTCTGAGTCTGACCATAGAATGACATCGCCCGGACGCAAGGTAGAAGCCTGCCGGTTTAACTCTAGCGATACCTTGGCAAGTGGCGTAGATAGCTGCTTTAAATCCCGCCCGCCTATCTTTTGAGCCAGCAAGCGCGAACTGATGCCGTCATAGTTGACCTCTTTGGATATAGCGCTGCCACCGTGCCTATCGTTCAAAGCCAAATCATCTATCGCTATCGATTCGTTTTTATTGTTTACAACGTCGTGATAAACCACTACAACCCGATTGCATAACTCGCCTACACCCGTCCGAGAGAATGACAGCTTTTTACTATTCGACTCGTTAAACGATGAGAGCGTTCCGGTGTCGTAATCATCACGGAGCAGGGTTATTTTATACAACCCGTCTGAATGGTCTTGAAATAAGATACAGTTTACGTGCCTGCAAACCTCTGCAATGTGGTCTTCTACCGAAGTCCCCGAAGTAAAGAGCATCGATATTCCCATGCCCTCATCGTACAAAGCCTGCGCTACAGCTAGGAAGTTGGCATCGTCAATATCTGCCTCATTGACTTGCAGCCCGATATCATTCGATAGCAATAAATCCCGCATGATGTGAACGGGATTTATATCAGGATAAGTACAGTCAGCCGCTTGAATCCATCGTGTTGCTGTACTCCATGCTGTGTCTTCGTCAGCGCCCGTCAGCAATGCAGCCAATGGCTCACACGATCCTGTGTTGCCAACGTATGCACCGCCACCGTAAAGCCCACGAAACACCATCCCGAACCGTCTACGGTATGCCGGATTTAGACCTCTGGATATTGCCGCTAGATAGCCGTTTGCCGTTTGAGTAGAACCGCCAAACATAATATCGACAACCGCTTGGAATCCACCACGACCACCAGCACCATCACCGCCATAAATCCAAGGCTGATTGATAGTAATGGATTGATTGCTTGTGACATTCCCTGACCACAAAGTAGTCTTGTCGCCTGACCTGATTTGACGCAAAGCCGTAATTCCTGACAGCGTAAAAATCAGGTGGAACAGCATGTGATACTTGAACCCGATTACGATTTCTTCTGACTTGCCGCCCATGCTCTCACCTTGTCTACCAATTCTTGTGCGCGATGATCGCCCGTTGCAAGTATAACAGACTCAGACACGCCTTGACTCTTAAACTGTTCCCATGATATGCCATAGGTCACACAGCACGCCTTCAGACCACCTCGACACCATCCCGCACGCCGACAGTCTGACAGCGTTATCAGACCATTATCGGCCATGTGCTGTACTGCCCATAATTGCAGACGTTAGGGCCTGTTACCCATCCAGTCCCGTACAGTTTAGGCTTTAGCCTGTCTTTGGATGCTGTGGGAATCGAGAACTCGTCAAGCGTTGTAGCTTTTTGGTCTGCCCCGCCGCCTGCTTGTCCAGCCGTTACAACCAGCGCAACAACAACCAGCGCAACCACCGCGTAGTAGATTAAACTCATGATTCAGCCCTCGTCAGTACGTTATCAATCTCGTCAGCATCAACACAGTCTGTAGCGTGCGTGCATAACCACACCGAAGGCTTGATAGCCGTTACCTCATGCGGTATGCCCGCCTTGATCGTCAGCACGTTGTGACCTTCTACAATGCGCGTCAGACTGCCTATCTTAAGGTGAACCATCCCGCTAACCAATACGCTCAGATGGTCGAAGCTGTGCGTGTGCTTTCCGACGCACTCACCCGCTTCTAGCTCTATCTGCTTGATGTAAGTGCCTGCCCCGAAGTGATGCGTTATCTTCACGTCATGCGCCCCGAAAATGGATTGTTTCCGGCAATGTAAGGCTCGCCGCCGAAGTTAGGCAGATTAGCGTGCCATTCGTTACAAGATACAACCGACTTATCGCAACCGATTGACATTGAGACTGTATCACCTATGGCTATTGTCATTGGCGCAATGATTGTCAGATTGTCCCCGCTGTGCGCGGTAATCGTCCTGACTGTTCCATTTGCTTGAATCGTGCCACCTATCAATCGCCCACTTGTGATGGTCGATGCCGTGTCAACGCTGATATTCAAACCACTAGCCGCTGTGACTACACCCGCAACATAATTGCGAGTAGCCCCGCAAGGTGTTGAGTAAACAACATAAGGACACGACAAGGAATAATTGCGCTTCAATGCTTTGCGCTTTAACGCTGTGACAATCGGTTCACACGATAGGGTAGCGTCCTGCCCCTTGCCCCATTTGCAAGTGATAACTCGACCACTGAAGATAAGAACGAAATCGCCGTCTTGTCTGTGTCCTTGGAATATCCGCACGCTCAATTGTGTTTCAGGCGTTGCGACGATAAACAATTCAGCAATGGGGTTTAACGTGTTCATTTGAATAGTGATAGCGGTACGGTTTATCTCCCCCGCCCTTTCAACTTGTGCGCGGTCTAGCGGGTAAGGCGTATATTCACGACCCGCTAAGGTATAAGCCAATGCGCTTGAAGTCATGCGCCACGTGTCACCGCCCATAGTGAACTCATACAACTCGACAAGCTCGCCATCATGCACGCTGGCATCGACTATTGTATAGCTCATGCGTAAACCTCGACCAATTTAAATGACGCTTGGGATAAATGCCCGAAGTGTTCCAATGATACTGAACCATCAAAACGTGATAGCACCATATAGCCTATCTTAACCTCATCCGGTGACAGCGTAGAAGCGTTTGTTGTTGGCGCATCAAGCGTTAATTGTGTCACCGTAGACGATACAAACGCGACAGTGGTTACCGTGTGATAGCTGAACGTCCCATCAGGGTACTCGAAGAATAAACCTAACCGCCCTTCATGGTCTTGATAGTAACCATTGTCAACGATGTTAATGCTAGAAGAACCCGCCGTAAGGTTTGTGTACATATAACAATCCGGCTCATGCGTAGCCACCCAAAACGGCACAGCATTATGGTGCGTATGCACAAAGCGTCTGAAATTCCACAACTCTTGCGTAGTGAGCAGCGTTGTCTCATAGCCGCGCCGCAGTTTAGCGCGTTGGTTCATTGTGCCGAAGTCAATCACGCCGATATCGTAATCGGTATCCCACATGTCAGCTTTATAGGAATCATTAACATTCGTGCCCTCAGGCTTTGCCGTGAACACGTCGTAACCGTCAAAAGTCACCGGAGAGGTATAGCCCGATAGATCGCCCGATGCGACAGCAAGACCTGACAGTTTTACTTTCCGGTTTCCTACAGGGTCAACCGTTGTCGATACTTGCGGATTGAGTTTAACCAATGCAGCCGGAGCGATTCGCAAATTACCCGATAGCGTATCATCAAGCCCGTTTGATAACGTGATGCTGCCCGATGCTACCGAAGCAATATCACCGACAAAGTTTTCCGTTGCAGATTTCCAGATTATCGCCAACCCGCCCGCGTAATAGTCAGCCGTGGTCGTGTCAACCGTGATAACGGTACTGCCTGCCGTGTAAGTGGTATTGGTAAAATATGCCTCTTGATAAACCGGAATGATAAATCGAACACCTAGCCTTTCACGTAGCAGGGTTTGTGCTGTGCGCCAATCGGAATAATCAAG